TTCTAATAATCGTTGGAACGACACGGAACCTGCGGCTAATGTCTTTACTGTAGGTGATAGTAATAGGCTAAATCTTAGTGGTGAAGACTACATAGCCTACCTTTTCGCTACCGTAGCAGGTGTAAGCAAGGTGGGAAGCTATACTGGAACAGGATCAGATCAGAACATAGATTGTGGTTTTTCATCAGGTGCTAGGTTTGTTTTAATTAAATGTACAAATACTGGTGGAACTAATTGGATGGTGTTTGATAGCGTGAGGGGAATAGTAAGTGGGAGTGAGCCTCATTTAAGATTAAATTCTACAAATGCTGAATCATCAGACGATCAGATAGACCCTTATAGCGGTGGATTTGCTTTAACAGGTAATGACAACGATACAAATGGTAGTAGTAAAACATATATCTTTTATGCCATTGCGTGAACTATAATCAACTGACGAAAGGAGTATCAACTGATGTCAGAATATCGTGAAAGAACTACAGGCGAAGTTAAATCGCAAGGGCAATGGAGAGCAGACTTTGCTCATATGTCATTGCCTCGTGTCTGGAAAGCAGCAACGCTAGACTCACTTAACTTAGACGCTGTACTAGCAAGTCCTGCAGCTACAACAAGTGCATATCAAACAAGTGTACGTGATGGTGTTGAGCAAGACGCTAACGACAACTGGGTTGAGAAGTACGTAGCAAGGGATATGTTTGCTGATACGACAGAAGAAGACGATGATGGTAATGTGACAACTACTACAAAGTCTCAACACGAAGCTGCATACCAAGCTACACTAGATGCTAAGACTGCAGAAGGTCACAGGACTACACGTAACAAGCTTCTAGTTGATAGTGATTGGACTCAGATAAACGACAGCCCACTAAGTAACGAAGTAAAGACTGCATGGGCTACTTACAGACAAGAGCTACGTGGTATTTCTGATCTAGATGAATGGCCTAACTTATCAGATGATGACTGGCCTGTAGCACCGTAAGGAACTAACATGGCTAAACAAGCACTAGACCAGATCAGACAAGCAGCTGAGAATGATCTAGAGTTCTTCATACAGCTAGTAGCTCCTCAACAATTACTAGGTGACTGTCACAAAGAAGTCATAGAGTGGTGGACAAGAGAAGACGCTAGAAACTATCAGTTACTTTTGTTTCCACGAGATCACGGTAAGTCAAGACTAATTGCTTACAGGGTAGCGTGGGAACTAACCAAAGACCCAACTCTACGTGTGTTGTATATATCAGCTACAGCTAACCTCGCAGAGAAACAACTTAGTTTCATTAAAGGTATACTTACCTCAGAAGTCTATAGACGTTATTGGCCTAATCATATACACCAAGAAGAAGGTAAACGTACAAGGTGGACTAACTCAGAGATTAGTTTAGATCACCCACTACGTAAGAAAGAAAATGTTCGTGATCCAAGTATATTCACAGGTGGCCTCACTACATCACTAACAGGACTACACTGTGACATAGCTGTACTAGATGATGTTGTAGTTGCTGAGAATGCTTTGACATCTGAAGGTAGATCGAAGGTTGCAAGTCAGTACTCACTACTATCATCTATCGAAGGTGTTGATGCTAGGGAGTGGGTTGTAGGTACGAGATACCACAGTAAAGACTTGTACAACGACTTGATGGAAATGAAAGAAGTTCTCTACGATGATCAAGGAGAACAAACAGGTGAAGATAATATATACGAAATCTTAGAGAAACCTGTAGAAGATCAAGGTGACGGTACTGGACAATTCTTGTGGCCTAAACAACAACGTAAAGACGGTAAGTGGTTTGGTTTCGATATTGCTGCTCTTGCTAAGAAACGTGGTAAGTACTTAGACAAAGGACAGTTTAAAGCACAGTACTACAATGATCCAAGTGATCCTGATAACGTACCAGTAACTAGAGATAAGATACAGTACTTCGACAGGAAACACTTACACTTAGATAATGGTCACTGGCACTACAAAGATAGTAAACTAAATCTCTTCGGGGCTATTGACTTCGCGTTTAGTTTAAGATCAAAGGCTGACTACACTGCACTCGTTCTTATAGGTGTTGACTCAGACAACAACGTATACGTCTTAGACATTGACAGGTTCAAGACTGATCGTATAGCTGAGTACTTCGATCACATCTTTGAGTTACATAACAAGTGGTCATTCAGAAAGCTAAGAGCAGAAGTTACTGTAGCTCAGATGGCAATCGTTAAACAACTAAAAGAATTAATTAAACAACACGGTCTAGCTTTAAGTATTGATGAGTTCAGACCTAACAAACAACAAGGTAATAAACAAGAGCGTATTGCTTCGGTTCTAGAACCTAGATACGATAATCTTCAAATGTGGCATTATCGTGGTGGTAACACACAACACTTGGAAGACGAATTGTCTACTCGTAACCCACCACATGATGACGTAATTGACGCTCTAGCATCTGCAGTTGATATGGCTGTACGTCCAACACGTAACCTTAACAGGAAACGAGATAGTAATATAGTCTGGGCGAATAGCCGTTTCAGAGCAGGGAGTAGGTAATGAAAACTATTGATATTGAAAACCTTATCGATCCAGATAACCTTGCCGGAGAGATCGCAGATAAGTGGAGACTATGGCATCAGTTAAGACATCATTGGGTTGAGGGTACTAAAGAGTTACGTAACTACCTTTACGCTACTGACACAACCACAACAGCTAACGCAATCCTTCCTTGGTCTAACACAACGACTACACCGAAGATAACACAGATTGCAGATAACCTTCACGCTAACTACTTTGCTACTCTGTTTCCTCAACAGAACTGGATGAGGTGGGAAGCTGACTCACGAGATGCTGCAGTAAAAGCTAAACGTGACATCATTCAGTCTTACATGGAAAACAAGGTAAGACAGTCTGACCTAATGAACACAGTGTCTAATCTTATACAGGATTGGATTCTTTACGGTAACTGTTTCGCTATGGTTGAGTGGGAAGATGGTTACACTACAAAAGAAGATGGTGAGTTTATACCGAAGTATGTAGGACCAAGAGTTTTACGTGTATCACCATACGACATTTGTTTTAATCCTACGGCTGCATCATTTGATGACTCACCAAAGATAATTAAAAGTATTAAGTCTTTGGGTGAGATCAAGCGTATGGTAGATGCTGATCCTCGTAACAAGTACCTTAACGGTGTGTTCGAGAAGATGATGTCTGCTCGTAAGAATGTACGAGGAACAGATGGTCATTTCGAGAAAGCTGAAGGTTTTATTGCTGATGGTTTCACAAGCATAGAGCAATACTACGAATCAGACTACGTAGAGATTATGACATTCTACGGTGACATCTACGATCAAGAGTCTGGTGAGTTAATGTCAGACCGTGTGATTACTATCGTAGATCGTGCTCATGTCTTAGACAATCAAGAGAATCCATCATGGATGGGTAAGGCTCCTATCTTCCATAGTGGGTGGCGTAACCGTCCAGATAACCTATACGCAATGGGTCCACTAGATAATCTTGTAGGAATGCAGTACAGGATTGATCACCTAGAGAACCTCAAGGCAGATGTCTTTGATCAGATTGCTTACCCAATACTAAAAATAAAAGGTGATGTAGAGGACTTCGATTTCGAGCCTGGAGCTAGAATTTACATGGGTGAAGAGGGTGATGTAGGGTACATGGCTCCTGACGCTACTGCACTAAACGCTGACCTTCAGATACAAATCTTAGAGAATAAGATGGAAGAGATGGCAGGTGCTCCTAGACAAGCTATGGGTATCCGTACTCCAGGAGAGAAGACTGCTTTCGAAGTACAGACCTTACAGAACTCAGCATCACGTATCTTTGAACACAAGGCTGCACACTTTGAGCGTACATTCATAGAGCCTATGTTAAATGCAATGCTTGAGGTAGCTAGACGTTACATGAATCGTGCTGACATAGTAAGGGTATCTGATGAAGACTCAGGTGTTCTACAGTTCTTAGAAATTACTAGAGAAGATATTACAGCAAGTGGTAAGATAGTTCCTGTAGGAGCAAGACACTTTGCTGAACGTGCTCGTAGAGTACAGAACCTGATACAGTTGTCTGCAGTGAAAGCACAAGACCCGACTGTAGCACCACACCTATCAGGTAAAGAACTAGCTCGTATTATTGCATACGAATTAGGTGAGCCAACGTTGTATGGTGAAAACATAACCATAACTGAACAACTAGAAACTCAGAAAATGGCTCAAGAAGCAGAGATGCTTAACGAAGAAGAACTAATGGCTGCACAAGAAATGGGGATTTAATATGCCAGGAAAAGGTCAACCATATAAGAAGAAGGCTCCTAAGAAGCCAATGACTAAAAAACCAATGCCTAAGAAAAAGAAGGTAATGAAATAAATGCACTCAGCTTGGACTAAAGGTCTAAAGGGTGAGGAAAAGAATAAACGCATCGAAGAAGTATTTTACTACAAGAATGCATTCGATGAGTTACAGGAAGTTATCGAACAGACTCTATATAAGAAAGATTCTGTACGTGACTACAGTCCAGGATGGGCTGAAAAACAGATTGCCGTTAATGAGTACAATGCTGCTCTGTACGACATTCTAAAACTAATAGACCTCAACCGTAAGGATCAATTACAATAATGTCAATATTTGATGAAGCAAAGTCTGAAGAAACCCAACCACAGGAAGCTCAGACTACACCAGAGCAGACGCAACAAGAGGAACAACCTAGTGATTCTTATTTGCAAAAGCTCGTAGAGACAAGGGGTGATAACTGGAAAGACCCTGAAGTTCTTGCTAAAGGTAAACTTGAAGCTGATGAGCATATCAAGAACCTTGAGACTCAACTCACACAAATGCGAGAAGACCTCAGTAAGCAAGACTATGCAGCCCAGTTGTTGCAACAACTAGAGGGAAAGAAGGCTTCGGCTCCCACCAACGAAAAACCTCTAGAGTCCAATAACAATAATAATGGTGGCACTAATACTGAAGGTAACACCAACCTTGCAGTGAGTGAGGATGATCTAAAAAGCCTTGTTGAAAAAACTCTAACAGAACGTGAAACGCAAGCTACTATCCAACAGAATATTGCAAATGTTGATGCAAAGCTGCAGGAAACATACGGTACGGAAGCTCGTACTATTCTGGTTAACAAGTCACAAGAACTTGGTATCAGTGTAGAACGTATGCAAGAACTAGCAGCCGAATCACCTTCAGCGTTCTTTGCTTTGATTGGCGAAAAACAACAGACATTTAAACCCATTACTCAGGGGTCTGTTCGCACAGAGGCTGTTGGAGTTAAATCTGGAGGAGAGCGTGACTTTAATTATTATCAAACTCTTCGACGTGAGAACCGTGGCCTATACTACACACCAAAGATACAACAACAGATGATGGAAGATCGTCAACGTCTAGGTGATAGGTTCGGTGTTTAATCAACATAACTTTAATAAAGGAGATTCAGTATGTCTATGACAACTGGTAACGTGTCTCTCTTAACTCGCTCAGAGGTATGGTCTGGTGAGCTAAAAGAGATTCTGCGTGACGAGATGATGGCACAGAAGTATGTCCGTATGCTAGAAGGTTTTCCTGATGGCGATACGTTCAAGATACCATCAATTGGTCAAGCGCAAGTGGACAACTACGCTGAAGATACAGCGGTTCAGTATCGTCCAATGGATACAGGTCAATTCACATTTAGTGTTGACAAGTATCTATCATCAGCTACTTATATCACTAAGAAAGCTAAACAAGACATGTTCTATATGAACGAAATGGTTTCTCGTTTTGTTCCTGAACAAGAACGTGCTGTAATGGCACACTTCGAAACAACGACTATGGCTGCTCCCGAAGCAGGTGTATCAGCAAACTCCAACGAGACAATCGATGGTGTAGAGCACAGATACGCTGCAGGAGGAACTGGTGCGGTTATTACACTTGAGGACTTCGCTCGTGCTCGACACGCTTTGAAGAAAGCAAATGTACCTGATCGTAACCTAGTTGCTATCGTTGATCCATCAGTAGAGTACACATTGAATACTCTAACAAACTTAACAAACGTGTCAAACAACCCACGTTTTGAAGGTATTGTACGTGATGGTATTGCGACAGGTATGCAATTTGTTGCAAACGTGTACGGTTTTGACGTGTACTGCTCGAACTATCTAGCTGACGTTACTGACAGTGCGTTGCCTACATCTGCAGATGCTAATGTGGACTTCTCATCTGTTAATGGTAAGGCTAACTTGTTCTTCTCTGCAGACCAAAGTGCTGCCCCATTAGTGGGTGCATGGCGGCAAATGCCAGAGGTGGATTACGACTACAACAAAGACTTCCAACGTGATGAGTTTGTAACTACTGCTCGTTACGGTGTCAAGTTGTACCGTCCAGAGAACATGGTTCGCGTTGTATCGAAAACTAACGTCTAATTAAGATAGGGAGAAAGATACATGTCTTACAATAACACAGATGGCCTACGTGTCATCACAGGTCTTGACCAAGGTGCTGCAGTTGATGCAGGTAATACCGCCAGTTCAGAAGTAAAAACAATTGTAATTGATATTGCAGATGCTACGGCTCTAGGGTCTTCAGCTGCAACACCAGTAGCGAATGATCCATTCATTCCTGCTAACTCTTACATTACAGGTGCTCACTTAATGGTGACTACTGCGTTTACTTCAGGTGGTTCAGCAACCTTGGGAATCGGTGCGTATAACTCTGCAGGTTCTGCTATTGATGCTGATGGTATCGATGCAACCATTGCACTTTCAGCCATTAACGCTACAACTAAGGCAGTCGCTTGTGACGGTGCTTTAGTAGGTGGTGCGGTAATGACAGGTGCTGCAGATGCATACATTAAACCAAACTACGGAACAGCTGCATTTACTGCAGGTGCTGCTAAGTTGGTTATTACTTACATCGAAACTTAATACTAATAGGTAGCTCCTTCGGGGGCTACCTTCTTTTATGCTCTTGAGGAATTTATAATATGGCAAACGTAAACCATTCAGCACTCTCAGACCCCTATCTTCACGAGCCAAAGGGTGCAGCTGCAGCTAGTTCAGGGGATGTTTATTTAGCAAACGGATCAGGATCAGGAACATGGACTTCAAGACAGTCGATGCTCACTGTTCACTTTGCTGATATATCTGGTGCAAGTAATATATATGTACCTATGCCGTATGCAGGTACTGTGACAAAGATACAAAGTGTTTTAAGTGGAGCAATAGCAGGATCAGATACAACGTTTACAGTTACTAATTCTGCAGGTGCTTCGATGGGAGTTTTAACTGTAACTCAGTCAGGATCAGCTGCAGGAGATGTGGACACTTTAGCTCCATCATCTAACAATACAGTAACTGCAGGTAGTTTTATAAAAATAGCTTGTAACGGTGGAGCAACTTCACATAAAGATTGTGTAATAGTTGTTTGTGTGGATGGATCATAATGAAAAGAACACTCCTACAAATAGTACAGAACATCTTATCGGACATGGACTCCGAAGATGTAAACAGCATCAGTGATTCTATAGAAGCAGAACAAATAGCTTCTGTAGTACGTGATGTTTACCTTAACATGGTATCTACAAGGATGATACCAGAACACCAAGAATTAATGAGGCTTGTAAGTTTATCAGATTCTACAAAGCCAACACACTTTCAAGTACCTGATAGTGCTAAAAGACTTGACGTTATTAGATATAATGTAAAAGCAACTTCAGGTACTGAGTTCAGAGAAATAGACTACATAGAACCTTTAACCTTCTTAACATTAAATAACGAAGGTGACGATATAATAACTGTCAACGATGTAAATGGAAGCACACCTATTTTAATTCGTAACGACAAGATGCCAAACTTCTATACATCCTTTGATGATCTACATATTATAATGGATTCTTATGATAGTGCAGTAGACAACGTATTAGCAGAGTCTAAGACACAAGCACTAGGTCACAAGATTCCTACATTTACAATAAGTGATAACTTTACACCAGACGTAGACGCAGTACTATTTCCGTACTTAATAGCTGAAGCTAAGTCTACATGCTTCTCATTGTTTAAGAGTGGTGTAGATCAGAAGATAGAACAAGCTGCACGTAGGCAAAAGTCTTACATGCAAAGTGATATGTATAGAGTAAAGAAAGAAAACAAAAGGCCATACTATGGTAGACGTTAACTTCGATATAAATTATGATAGTAAAACATTAAAAGCCACATGTCCAGAAAAACTAACTACTCCTATCCATGTAAGAAAATCACTAGATGGTTTTATATTCTTTGAGGTCCATGTAGAAAAAGGCAAGGTTCCAGGAGATTTAAGTGGAAAGTATACATCACTAGATAGTGCAAAGAAAGCAATACAAGTATATCTAAACGGAATTACTCCTTCTAAAACAGTTCGAAGAGAAGCGTTTGGTAAGGACTACGAGGAGCGTAAGAAACGAAATGCCACAGAGTCTAACACAAAGGGTAGTTAATACATTTGTAAAAGGTTTGATTACTGAGGCAGGTGAACTTACGTTTCCACCAGATGCTTCAGTAGATGAGCTTAACTGTGATCTTAGACGTGACGGTTCAAGACGTAGACGTAAAGGTGCAGCTAAAGAAACTAACAACGTACTATCTAGTTTTACTGTAGCTGATTCAGAAGTTACTAAAACAGGAACGTGGTTCAATGTTGGTGGTGAATCCGGTCAAGAGTTTCTAGTATTTCAAAAAGGTGCTACACTATACTTCTTTAACAAGTCTGATGTACCTTTCTCAGCTAACATAGAAACAGGCACAGTCAATCTAGCAACATATGAAGTAGCAGGTGGTGTTGGGGCAGCTAATGCTAAGTGTAGTTTTACTTCACTTAAAGGAGCATTGGTTGTAGTATCTGAAGCTATCAATCCTATCTACGTTGAGTACAATAACGTAACAGAAGCTGTAACAGTAAGCCAGATAAGCTTTCGTACTCGTGACTTTGATTGGCAAGGTGATACTACAACATATGATGAATCTAAGTCTAGTCCATCTATTCAAAGACAGTACGATACAGAGAATGCAGGATGGGTTGCACCCAACGGTGACAGTGCTTTAAGTGCATATCAATCAGCTAACTCTAGTAAACACCCACCTCTTACACATGCTTGGTACGCAGGTAAAGACTCTAGTGGTGCATTTGATGCAGCTGAGTGGGCAAAGGTTTACACAGGTAACAGTCTCACAGGTAATGGTCACTACATACTAGACTTCTTCAGTAAAGATCGTTCTACTGCTTCAGGTATATCTGGTTTAACTACAGAAATAGAATCAAGTAGATTTAAAAGTGTAGCTAACTTCGCAGGACGTGCTTTCTATGCAGGTTTAAACAGTAGTAAAAACTCTGATGTAATACTGTTTAGTCAGTTAATAGATGACTTCTACCAACTAGGTGAGTGTCTACAACAGAATGATCCTACATCAGAACAGATAAGTGATCTTCTAGCCACAGACGGTGGTACTATAAGAGTATCTGGTGCTGTTGGTATCAAAGTACTTTACGTTATCGATGCTAGTTTGTATATCTTTGCTGAGAATGGTGTGTGGCGTATTGAAGGTATTGATGGTGTATTTAGCCCTACAGGGTTTGCAGTTAAAAAGATTACTGATGTCGGTATAGTAGATGCAGGTAGTTTTGTAGTAGCTGATGGCTCTCCTATCTGGTGGAGTAAAAACGGTATACACACTTTACAGTTTGATTCTACAAGTGGTAGACCAGTAGAAAACAATCTTACTATCTCTACAATACAAAAGTACTGGGATGAAGTTCCTACTGCAGCTAAGACTAAACTAATATCTACCTTCGATCCTATAAACAAACGTGCTTACTGGGCATGGCCTAAACAGGGTGAGACTGTAGAATCTAAAGTAAATAACATTCTTGTTTTAGATGTACCACTTAAAGCTTTCTATCCTTGGTACGTAGAAGACGAAGGAACAACTACAGATTCAATAATAGGCATTGAGTTCTTTACAGGATTTGGAGCAGCTGCTTCTACGTTTGATGTTACTACGACAAACGGAGATGATGTTATAACCTCTGCAGGAGATGATGTTGTATCTATTCAGACAGCTGCAGTAGCTACAGGATCACCTGCAATCATCTTGATTATACGAGATGGTGATACAAACAAAATGACTATGGGTTCCTTCACTGAAGATAACTTCTTAGATTGGGGAACTACAAACTACAGTTCTTTTGCTGAAGCAGGTTACGACTTTATGGGTGACTTACTTCTAAGAAAGAATGCACCTTACATTACAACATACATGAGACTAACAGAGTCAGCATGGGAGGGTAACGAAACAACTGGATACGCTCCAAACAATCCTTCTTCAATGCTAGTGTCTTCTTTCTGGGATTTTAAAACTAACTCATCTAGTACTGCACAACAAGCATACAGGTTGAAGTCAATGCCAGTAGTTGATTCTACTAACTTATTAAACTTCGACTACCCTGAGTCTGTCATTACAACAAGAATGAAGTTAAGGGGTAGAGGAAGATCAATGCGTATAAAGTTCGAAAGCGAACAAGGCAAAGACTTTATACTTTTAGGTTACTCCGTTTTAGGTGGACGTAACAACACACATTAACAGGAGACTAAATGTCTTATACAATACGTGACGCTAACCATAGCGACATCTTAGATATTACGATTGCAGCCAAACTATTCTCTAAGGAAACTAACCATCCTGCTCTAAATACAATAAACCCAAACAAAGTAGCTGCAACTTTGCAACAACTATTAGACAGTGAAGTAGGTTTAGTGAAGGTTGCATGTTTCAATAAAGAAATTATAGGTGCTATAGCAGGTGTAGTTTCTGAGTTACCAATAAATGATTTAGTAGTAGCTCAAGAACTTATGCTATGGTTAGACCCTTCACATAGAAACGGTAAAACTGCTCCCAAGTTAATCGATGGATATGTAGAGTGGGCGAGTAAGAAAGGTTGTGACTTCGTTAGGTTGTCAGCCTTAGATGGAATACTATCAGGTAAAGCAGGTATTCTGTTTAAACGAAAAGGTTTCAAGCCAATAGAAACCGCATACATAAAGGAATTATAATATGGCTATTTTTACTCTTATTGGTGCTGCTGCAGGAGCCGCTGTCGGTGCGGCAGTAGTAGGGGGCGCAACGGCTACTGTAATAGGTGCTGTTGCAGGTGCTGTTGTTGGCACAGTTGTAGGAAATAAAGTGAGTGCTGCTCAAGAGGCAGCTGCTGCAGCTACAACTCAAGCAGAAGAACAGATAACAACTATAACAGAAAAACAAGAAGAGATAATAGATGTTACTCAACAAGTAACAGGAATACAGACAGAACAGATAGCAGTTCAGCAACAAATAGCTGAAGATAGACAACAACAAGAAAGACTCGCTGTACGTAGACAACGAAGATCAGCTATACGAGAAGCTCAGATAGTAAGAGCAAGACAAAGAAATATTGCACAAGCTGCAGGTGCTATAGGTTCAGCTGTATCTGGTGGTGCTGCGTCTATTGGTTCTCAACTATCAGCTGCTTTAGGATACTCTACTCAGCAATCAGGTCTATCTGAAGAAATACTTCAAGGACAGCAAAAAGGTATGGACTTACAGTCTGAGATAAACACACTTTATGGTAAAGCTAACGTTCTTCAAACAGAAGCTAATATTGCAGCTACAAAAGCAGGTATGTACAGTTCTAGGGCTGCAGGTTATACACAGCAAGCAAGTAATTACATGGGATTGTTTACTAATGTTGCAAACACAGCCTTTAATTTTATTTAAGGACTTATTGAATGGAACTACAACAGCCTATCGACTACACTGAAGATAGTATGGCTCCTATCGATGAGGAACTAGGTGAAGTAGTTACTCAAGAAGATACTGAGCAAAGCATACAAGAAGCATTCATGTCTACAGGTCAAGATGTTTCTCCTTCAGAAGCTAAAGAGATGTTGTTTCAGAGTGCTAATCCTATAGAAGCTTTGATTCGAGATAAGTTTTACACTGAGGAAATGCAAGCTGAAGAACTTCAAAGAGCTTACAAAGGTGCTGAGTTAAAATCAAATGACTTCTTCGATAATCCTGACTTCTTCTATGAGCAAGCTAAAGGATTTTCTAATGATGATGTAGGTGCTCTAGACATACGTGCTGCTATTAACTCAAGGATAGAACAAAGAATCTTAGAAGACCTTAGTGCTCAAGAAGAGACAGGTGTTCTAGATGCTATCTTAGACTTCGGTGCTTATGTTTTAAGAGAGTCTACAATAGGTGTACCTGAAGCACTCACTGATCGTACTGAACGATTAGGTACTCAACTTGTGTTCAATAAACTGAACATGAAACCTAGTGAATATAAAGAGTGGTTTCAACAAACAGTCGATGAAGTTATGCAGGAAGGTATTCGTGATAACGATGCTAACAAGATTGATTGGTTGAAGAGTGTTGTTGAAGGTAATGGATACGACAGAGATTCTAGTATAAAGAAAGCGTTTGCTATTGTAGACTTGATAGGTCTAGGTGAACTAGGTACTGTAGGATTTAAGCTTGCACGTACTGCGTCTAAACCTACTACACGTATTGGACGTATTGCTGAACTTGAAGGACCAGAGCAAGCTGCTAGAATTGGTGAAGGTATTGCTCTTCGTAACATCGATCCAGAAGTAAGTGCTGATCTTGGACCTAGAGTTGTAAACCCACACCCACCTAAAGTTGCTACACCTGAAGGTTGGTACTCTCGTGCTTTAAAAGAGAATCAACTAGCAGACGATATAGCTTCTATCTACAAGAGTGGGGCTATGGGCCGTATTGTAGACCAAGATACTATACGTGCATCTGTGTCTTCTATAATATCTAAGTTTAGACAGAGAGTTGATAACCCTGTATACAAGTCAGACTTAGAAGAAACAGGATTCGGAAACTACACAGTCAACATACAGCTAGGTAAAACTACTGATGGTACACCCTACAAACCAACACCAAGAGGTGAACCATCTGCAGGTGTCAATCGTTTAGCTGAGAAGACAGGCGGTGAAGTAGTTCCAGTTAAGAACTCTGCAGGTGACTTACAAGGGTACGTTGTTCAATTCAGAGAGAACATAGATTTATCTAAACAAGTAGCTGCTATAGACGCTGATGAACTTCTCAAGATGGAACGTGGTGTAGTTAGGAATACTCTAGGTAGGGTGTTCGGTAATACTCTTATGGGTTCTACTGCTCTACGTGGTGTTGACAGATTAACTACACTAGCTCAGATGGGAGAGTCTGCTCAGTCTGCAGTCAAAGGTGTGTTCCAGAAAGAAGCAAAGAAGATAAATGCTCTTGGTCCTAGTGATCGTGCAACACTGTCTTCTATTGTAGGTAAACTACGAGATGATCCTGTTGAGGCTGTTAGACGTGGATGGTACAGTGAAGAAGAGTTTACTGTAAGGTACGCAGAACTAACAGGAAAGCAACCAAGTCAGAAAGTTATAGATGCTTACGATGCAGAGGTTGCTATATCTAATACTGCAGCTGTTATTCGTGCTAACAACATCATGCGTACTTATGTACAGAAGGGATACCGCGCAGTAGAAATGCCTGATGGTATCCGTGTACCTGCAAAGACTACATCTACATCTAAAATAGGAGCAGATGAATACATTCTAGACTTGAACGATAATGTTCGTCTTTACAAGAATGAGATAGATGCAGGGTTTGACGTATGGAAACTAGATCGTGATGATCTTGGGGTACGGTATGTGACTAAACCAAGAAAGGTTGACGCACTAGAACCACAAGACGTTATGGGTTTCAATGCAGGTGGTCCTCGAACTAACCCTAATGCTAACTACTTTGTAGTACTAGGACGTGAAGGTAGATTCCCTAAGTCGTTGTTGACAACATTCACTGAGGCTGATGCGAAGCTTGCAGTAGATCAACTAAGAGTTTTACAGAATGCACTAAGAGATGCACCTGAAACTATTGATGATGTCTTAACTGCTAATAACGATTGGAATCCTACGATTACTAATCTAGATGAGCTACGTAGATTCTCAGATGAAAACAACTGGGATTTAGATGAAGGTCTTATTGCCTACAAAGAACGTAACTCGTTTGTACAAGACGTAGATGTTGATGATGCTACATACAGAATGGCATTCTCTGATTACGTAGAGAAAGAAGCATCACGACAAGACAGAGTTCTGCCTGAGTTTGGTGGTAAGAAAACGTACAACGTTGATCCTATGGATACCATAACTCAACAATTCGGAACAGCCGTACAAGAGTTAGCTAACCACGCATACACATACAATGCTATGGTAGGTTGGGTAAAGAGAGCACAGAAAGCAGGAGTCAACTGGCTTCCTGAAGGTGTGTCACCTAACGATTATCGTACACTGTTTATGAAAGCTGAAGTAAAAGGTAACACTGCATTCGATAGACGTATGAAAGAGATACGTGATATTGAGATGAGGCGTATGGGTGTCAAGAGTGCAGCCGTACAGACAATGGAAGACTTAGGAAGACAGGCTTCTGAGTACGTATTTCAAAAGACTCACATACCTACACGTATTGGTGATCCAAGTAATGCTCTACTGAACATTGGCTTTCAGTCTGCATTTGGTTTCTTGAACGTATCTCAGGCTTTCGTTCAAGGTTCTCACGCTGCTACAATTATGGCTATCTCACCGAAGCATGGTTTTCGTGGATCAAGCATGGCTTTAACTATGCGTAGTTTGTATCACAAATCTCCTGAAGTAGTAGACTTAGGTGTAAAACGTTTATCTAAATACTACAATATGTCAGAAGATGAGATAAAAGAAATCATGGAGTACGTCCGTACTTCTGGACGTGAAGTAGTTGACGCTGAAGCAATCGAACAAGGTACTGGTGTATCTTACGGTATCTCTGGTTTTCAAGGAGAGAGCTACAAACCATCACTACTACGTAAAGCTTGGTTGTCTACAAAGAAGACTGCACGTCAAGGTATGGACTTAGGTTTGATACCTTTCAACCAAGGTGAGAGACTAGGAAGACTTACTGGTACATACACTTCTATACTAGAGTTCAAAGCTAAGAATCCTGGAGTGTCTATCCTAAGTGATCGTGCTCGTATGTGGATTAGTAGACGTGACCAAGACTTGACGTTCAACATGACTGCAGTAGGTAGACCTCAGATTCAAAGTGGTCTGATGCGAGTTCCTACACAGTGGTTATCTCATACATTCAGAGCTATGGAGTCTGTGTTTGTAGGACGTAACTTCACTAAAGCAGAACGAGTACGGATGTTTGGAATCTTGATGCCTTTCTATGGTACTGCAGGGTTTGGTCTTACACATGCAGCTGACTCTCTAGCAGACTACTTCGGTATAGAAGTTAACAGTAATACGTTTACTTTCTTGAAGTATGGTGTGATTGATGGACTTACTGACTACCTCATGGAAGACACAGACGGTAGAGTTGGTACAGGATTAGCAGGTAGACTAGCTCCTGCAGGTGCTGTTGTAGAGACATACCGTAAGATCAAGGAAGGTCAGTTTGTTGAGGTTATAGGTGGTCCTTCAGGTGATATTACAGGTGGTATCGTAGACGCATTCATGGAAGCATACGCATCTCTTAGAGATAATCGTGGAACTATGTTGAGTGATGATGTCATTAAGATTCTAAGACAACCATCAGGTATTGATAATATTGCTAAAGCTTACGGTATCTTCAATAACGGTATCTATCGTAGTAAGAATGGTATAACAATTCCAGGAGAGATGGGTACAACAGAAGGTATCTTACAGTTACTTGGTATTGGTAGTTTAAAACAAGCTGAGTGGTACGATACTCGAAGAACTATGTTCACAAGTAACAAGAAACTAACTAAGTTCCGTAAAGAAATAAACAGTGAAGCTAACTACGCTTTTGATTTACTACAAGGTGACACTGCAGATAAAGAGAAAGCATTCAAGTTGTTTAATGAATTGAAGGTAAAGATTGACATGAGTGGGTTTTCTCCTGAAGTTCAGACATCTCTAAGAAAAAGTATGAACCGTAGACTTGATGATCAGTTCTTTAATGTGTACGAAAACTTACTAAGATCAGATCAAGACGCTGAAGCAGAACGCCTCAGATCAGTACTAGGAAGGTAAAAGAATGGCAGATATATTCGCACCTAAGACATCTTTTAATATCGGGTATGAGCGTGTAGTCTCTCAGCCTGTAGAAGATAAAAGAGGTGAGACACAGGCTAAGTTTCAAGCTATGGCTAATCAAGTTCAAGCTTCAGCTATAAGAGCACAGACTCAAGTTGAACGTGCCAAGATGGGTGCAGAAAGCGCAAAGATTCAAGGCTACGGAAACCTAGCTGTAACTGCATTGAGGTTTGGAGCAGGTTACGCAAGTCAATACCAGAAAGGTAGAGTGTCTGGTGCTGCAGGTGAATGGCTTGACTCAATGGTAAAAGCTCAAGATTTACGTGATCAAGGTCAAGCAAACGAAGCTAGTATGTTCGAGAGAAAATCTACTAGAGCAGCTGTAGGTGCAGGTGTTGACTTAGATAAGTATAAGACAGAGTATGAAGCTATCACTGGTAGACCTATGGAGTATGTAGGTCAGACTCGTGAGCAGCAAGTATTCGAAATGATGAAAAGCGACAAGAACTACCAGATGGCTTACTTAGCCGCACAGGGTACTCTTGGACCTAATGCTTCAGAAGAACAATTAACTTCATCTGCTTTAGCTTCAATGCAGAAGCAAGCCATTGCAAGTAATACTCTAGCTCTTGTAGGTGCAGGTAATCAGCTTGATTGGGAAACTCAAGTAAAAGGTGCTTATAACACAACACTAGATCAATTCGATCAGGGTATTGTAGCAGGATTAATAAGCAGGACTCAACAAGGTCAACCTATAACTCCAGGAGAGCTTGATACTGTTTTGATGCAACACAATCTTATGTCTCAAAAGCTAATAAAACCTGCATACGTTTCAGATGAGCAGTGGAGTTCAGTAAAACAAAGATTAGATTTACAGAAAGAGTTCTTGACTACACTGAAAGCTGCTCGTGATCCTGATGCTTTACTAACAGATATGGTTTCACAGTTGATGCAAAGTGCAGAGACTCCTGAAGATGCTATGGCTATATTCTCAGCCTCTGATTCTACTAACTTAGCAAATTACTTTGGTACAAACGTACCAGAAACGGTAAACAAAACAGCTAAAACTGCATTTGCAGACAATAACTACAAACAAAGAGGTATGATTATTACAGATGTACAGGCAGTAGATGTGACTGAACCTGTCAGTGGTAATTCTACTTTCACTATAGACACTGCTCCATCATTTCTAAAAGATCACGTCAATGATGATCCTAAAACTATGCAAAGAAATGTAGAAGCAGGGTTAGAGATGATTAAGAATCTAAAACCTATGGAGCTTCAGGGTGAA